ATCTTTAAACCAAGGACGAATTTCAGCATGTACTGGGCATTGCTCTCCCCACATTTCCACGCATGGAACTTGTACTGTTACTGGTTTATTTTCGTCTTGACCTTTTACTCCTGGAAACTGAAGACGGATCATCTGACGCTCTTTCCAAAAGAACGTATTGTTCTCGTCTGCGTCTGGTAAGAATCGGATTATAGCTGATGTGCCTTCTGGAATGTTCCAGTGTGCGAAGATGGCGTTGTCGCCTCCTTGACTGCTAGAGCCTGAGCCCTTTGTTTCTTGTGCCTGCAGTTTTGCACGGATTTCTGCTAAAGATGCCATAATGTTTTCTCCTATATTAGCCTTTATTAGTAGTAGAACATAATGCTCTACTTTGTATAGTAACAACTAACCTCTCGTTAGTTATTTTTGTTTTTGCCTTTGTTAGCCTTTACAGTATACATTTTATAGTACTTACTGTCAAGTACTTTTTACTGAAAAATTTATGAAATTTTTCTACGTAAATCATTTACAACCGATTCAACAATACTTTCTGCTGGTTCCGCTTGTTTTTCTGACGTTTTATTGTTCTTATCTAAATAAGTTACAATTTTCGCCAATAACATAACTGTCTTTTGTGGCATGTTATGTAATTCTGTTCCTAAGTGACTTAGCAAGTTAAATGCTTCGTCGTTCTTGCTAGACATAGCAAGATAAGATAGCATGCTACTTAGTTTTGCCATTGCACCCATTCCACCTGAATATTTGATTGGATCTTCGTTATCAGGATGTTCTGGATCATTTGGATCAATACTAAGTTTAAAATCTTCTTTGTTTTTGATCATATCATACAGTCTGCTAAGATGTTCTTTTGTTAGATCTGTCATACTATCTCTCTCCTTCACAATACGTGCTACGGTTTCTAATACTGCGTCCATATTTGCAGTTTCGAATGTATTGTACATGAATTTTCCAGTAATGTCAACCTCTTTATCTGAATTTTCTACAATCGGCGTAGAAGAACCCTGAAAGTTGTTATAACCCCTAGAGGTTTGAAGACTGTGTACTGTTTGTTTTAATTCTTTTAATTTTAATTTAACGGTTTCAACAATATCAATGTTTCCTTCGTTAACTAATTTATTTGAACGTACATGACGTACAAATTGGTTGCATTCTGCTACTTCTTTACAGATGCTTATAATGGACTCGCCTATGTTGTCATATGGTGTTCCGCCCATACTTACATGTTTAGCCATTGCCTTAGCACCAGCTAAATATTTGTGTGGAAAGCTAAATCTCTCGCCTGCAGAGTTCTCAATAAATAATGCTTTGATATTACGTGATCTGCTTCCACGTATTTCTTCATTAACACCTTTTGAATGTTTAATGATGAGTCTAGTTGACTCTGGTAATTGTATATAACTTGTTTTTAAACTTCCTGTTGCACGTGCATAGCCTTCTTTAACTGTTTCACTTGCGAAGTCTTTTGGTGCTATATTTTTATCAAATTTTCTTATTGTATATTCTGCCATAGCGTTATGTCCTGCTTTCTTAATACTTGCTAAAAGATCTTTATGTTTATCAAAACTGAAATCTGCTCCTGCTTGTACAACAACTTCTACTTCATCATTTTCTGTTCGTATAGTGACTAGAAAATCTTGATCATAAGCATAAAATCTTGCTGACTGATCTGCGTCTAAAGTTTTGTTGCCTTCAAAATCAAACAAACGTAACTTAATATTAGCGCCTTTGATAATGTTAAAAATTTCTGTCGATAATTGCATCTTTATAGTATTCCTTTAATGTATTTATCAAATAAGTGCTATAGTAAGCTAAAAGGCATTGGTTCCATACCGTCATCATCGTCAAAGTCTTCATTTAAATACTCAAATGCACTTTCTTCGTACTTAGATACTTCCATGCTCATTCTTACTATAAGAACTAATGCCATTACAAGGTCATCGTTCTCACCATCTTTGGCTGCATAACTATTACCCCTAGCGATAAATGTTTTTAATTCTCTTAATAGCGGTTTACTTGCTATTTCTAATTTTTCTGTTTCTATCCAATGTTTTAATTTACTACATGCTGATATTTTGCTTTTATGTGTAGTAGTAAATCCACGTCTATAACGTTTAGCATTACCATGTGCTTTTGTTTCGCTTAAAAATGTACCAGGAAAATGTTCTTCACCTGTTTCTTCTACTACAACTAATGCTGCTTCTCCTAATGTGTTGTTTTCCATACTATAATATATTTCACAATCACCATCAGTTTCACTTTCAATGTACTGTGCAATTTCTCTTAATATTTTTATTTGTCCTTGTACTGTAGTTCTGTTATGCATCCATTCTGCGACTTGTTTCATTCCTGGCATACTGTATACTTGTATAGCACTATTATCTCCTCCTGTACCTAAACTAGGATCTAATGCTATTACATATAACTTTCCTTTTGCAATAGGAGCATACCAACGTACTTGTCCTGCTTTAGCATAAGGGTCACGTGCTTCCATATTACTAAGTCTAATACTGTCAATAAGTGTTTCATCAAACGCAATAAATTCACAATTATGTTCACGTCTAAATCTTTCTTCTCCAATTTTACCTTGTTCAATTTCTGCCCATTCCCAATCTCTATCTGGATGTACTTCCCATGAAGCTAGATAATGTGCAAATCCATTAATACCTTGATTTGTTTCGTTTCCGTGTTCGTCTTGATTTTTATTAGCATCTCTCCAAATCTGTGCAAATTGATCATCGTCCATGTTTGGTGTTGAAGTAATAATACATTTACCACCTGTAGCTAGTGTAGGTGAAAGTGAAGTCCAAAACTCTTTAGCAATGTTTGGTCTAACAAATGCAAACTCGTCTAGATATGCTAACGATATAGACAAACCACGTCCAGTATTTTCTGTTGTACTTTGTGCTACAATACGAGATCCGTTATCAAATTCCAACGATCCTTTGTTATATGCTGTAACACCAGCTCTAATAAAATCAGGCAGTGTTTCGTATGCAAAACGTATACGTTGCATAATTTCACTAGCACCTGAATATTTGTGTGCCGCTATAAGAATAGTTTGGTCTGGATTAAACATTGCATACCATAATAAGTATCCTGCCGCACAAGTACTTTTACCTGTTTGTCGTGCAAGCATACTAATACTATATCTATTGTTGTGATATGTATCAACTAGATCTTCTTGGAAATCATATAATGCAAACTTCATACGACCCTTAGTAGGATGCTGAATGTAACAGTGTTCCTTCATAAAGTGTTTAGGGTCTTGTGAACATAACGCAAGTTCTTGAATTTGTTCTTCCGTATAACGTTCTTTTCTATAGGGGGTTTTGGTTAATTTTGTATCTACTGCCATAATATTATTTATCTACGTAGTTAACAAAGAAAAACAGCGTAGACTAGCTACGCTGTTTAAAGGGGATGTTATATTATTATTTTTTATTTTTAGATGTTTTATATGCTTCTTTGATATCTTCAACTTTATGTTCTTTTAAGCCTACTTTCATATCTTCTGCATCTAAATATCTTTTTAAACTTAGGTTTACGCTTTGTGCAAAGTTTTCGTATGGTTCACCATGTGATGTAGCTTCTTCTTCTGCTGCACCTGCTGGTGTATTTGCCCATTCGTCTAATTTTTCTTTAATTTTTTCTTCGCTTAGACCTGAGTTTTTCATTAAGTTAATTAATTGTGTTGTATCCATAGTTGGTGCCTCTTCAATGTTTTCTTTTTTATGTGAATCACAATCACAGCCTGGTTTTGGATTATCCATATCGCATCCACAAGTACCACATTTTTCTGTAATAACTGCTTCTTCTACTTTATCTTCTTTGTCATCATCCTTAGAACCTTTTTTCTTAGCTAACATTTTTTCAAATGCTGCTTTTTGTGCTGGACTTTGTGCTTCATTAACTGCTTCTTCAACCCAATGGTCGCCACTTTCATCATGACAATCATTGTTGCAATCAGTAGTAGGATTATGTAGTTTATCTCCACAGTCTTTACAAATTAATGTACCTTCTGCAATTTCTGCTTCCATTAATCCTAGTTCTTTTAATCTAGCTTCGATTGCTGGTCTTGCATCTGCATCTGGTCCCATGTCAACTGACATTTGGTGGAATGTATCAAATAACTCATCGTCACCTAATAAACCATACATTACGTCAGCTGCGTTATCACCGTCTTCACCTACTAATAGTGGCTCTGACATTACTTCTTTTAATTTTTCTACTTGTTCTGGAGATTCTGGAACTGCCCATGTACCTTCGTTAACATCGTCTGCTAGTTTATCTCTGCCCCATTTAAATTTACCATCTGCACCTGGTTTCATACGCTTAACAATTGCTGCGTTTTTACCTAAACCATCATTCTTACGTGCATCAACTTTGTCTTGATAAAATGGATTATCTGCATGTGTATATGAACTATCGCCTGATACTTTACGTACTGCATCTTGTGGCATTGTGGCATTACTTTTACCTACTTTAATAGCGTTTGCTGTACTTGCTACTTTGTTGTAACGATCTTGATAGTTTTCTACTTGGTATGTTTTGCCATCTACTTTAAATTCTTTTTTTCCTGCTTTTCTTGCTTTATCTAATTCGCCTGAAAATTCATTACCTTCTTCAACATCTGCTTCGCTAAAGTTTTCATCGTCATCACCGTAATCGCCATCTTCACCTGGGTGGTTCATGTCGTTGTGTCTACGGAAGTCTGCTACGAAATCTTTAATTGTGTCTCCATCTAAATAACGAATTAATTCGCCAAGTACTGGATGATCTGAATCACATCCTAAGTCATCACATAAATCCAAAATTGGATCTGCAAATTCGCCAACTGCTTCAGTTGTTGGAATTTCTTCTTTCATTTCTCTTTCTGCTGGAGCCTGGCTTTGAGCTCTGTCTGTGCCGTGGCTAGCAAGTTTTAATATTCTGTCTAAATCACTCATTGCCTTTTTCCTTTTCTTTTTTGAGTTTAGCTAACTCTTTAATAAATTTACTGTTGTACTGATCACCGTAATGATCATCTGCTTTAATTTTTTCTGCCTCGGAGTAATCACCATCTGCTAGTACGCTTTTAACTTCTGTGCCTGCTGGTGGAATTGCTTCGTCTGGTTCATGTGCACCTTTTACTTTAAGTACGCCATCAGCTAGTCCAAGCATATTACGAATGTCATTTTGTATTTGCCATCCGCTAGCAACTCTATCGCATTCAAATTCATATGTGAATACTTCGTATCCTCTGGCTTTAGGAAAATCACGTGGTGTACTTTGTAACATTGTTTTCTTCGCAGCACCGAGTCCTTTAGAGTCGTATTTTCCGAGGTGCTTCTCTATGCGATCACATTGATCGTCATTTAATTCATGTATAGTTTTAATTTTAAAACTCCACGTTTTTTTAGCTTCTGTTAAGTATTGTGTGTACGATTTCATTGCTATGTATTCTCCTATTAATACTATTAATACTATTTATCTTTTTCGGGCAATTGTTTTAAGATTTCAGCAAGCATATCTGTTCTATTACCAATAATACGCCCTTCTGTGCCCTCTGGCTCGTCTAATCCTAATTCATTGTTCTTTCCTGCCACATATGCATCAATTTTTTGACTATCTTTTTCAAGTCTAGCTTGTCTCATTTGCAATTCTATCATTTTCATTTTTTTGTCCATTTTAGCTTGCTTTGCTTGCAATGCTGCTGATATCATTTTTGACGCACTATCAAATATAGGAGCTGCATGTCTATCTTCTACATTTTTTCCTAAATCAACTAATTCGTCAAATGTTTCCATAGCTTTTTTAGCATATTCATCCATTTCCCTATCCAATTGCTCTAAACCTTCAACTGTAGGTAATGCAACATTAGCACGTTCTACCATACTCATTTCACCTTTGTATTCGGCTATTTCATTTTTAATATCTTCAGTTGTAGGGTCTACATGCTCTGTTTCTTCTTCAGGCATTAGATCATCTAAATCAGGTAAATTTAGCTCTTCTTCTAATTTTTTTGTCATATTACTTTTCCAATTATACTAGTACTTATCCTTTTAAGATTCTACTTTTTTCTCTTTTTCTTAGAATTCTGAGGTTTGTTAAATATCTGATGTTCCGTTATAACTCTAAATCCCATACCTTGTGATTTACACCAAGCATGACATGCTGCCCATTTAGCTTGATTAACTACTGCTGCTGCTTTTTGTGCTTGTGTTCTTGCTTCGCCTAATGTTTGACTAGCAGGTTTTATTTCAACCATTTCAGCATGGTTTTTTCCATTCTTATCTTTATATACAATAAGTAAATCTGGAACATATGTTGTTTGTTTTCCTGTTAATGGATTTTTATATGGAATCCTATGTGTTTCACTGCCCCAACCTAATATAGCTGGATGATTATCACACATACGCATAACTGCTAGTTCCCATCCACTTCTGTACTGTGGTGTTCGTTTACCTATATATTTGTCTGGTTGTTGTGGAACATATTGTCCCCTTTGGAACTTTGGCATTAACCTGGGCCGTTTGTAGGAGCAGGTACTTTGTAAGATACGCCATCAATGTTTCTAATTTTTTCACCTTTTTTAAGTGTTCCATCCCATCTTTCTAATTGTGGCTTATTAGTTTTAACAACAGGTTTATGTGTTCCACTAGCAGGCGGAACTAACGCTGTAGTAAATTCTTCAGCATGTCGATTTACTGCGTAATTATCTTCATTTCCTTCTTCAAATGGATCTTCTTCTTGAAAGCCACCATCTGCTGTAGCAGTGTCATCCATAAAAGGAGCCGGTGGTGATGTTCCGTCACTTATAATATTGTAGCCTTCGTATGAGAACGATACTCTAAATACTGATGCTGAACTATCAGCATAGTCAAGTGTATCAGTGTCAACATTTGTAATAAATGGGTTAAATATTTCTATTGTATTTGATCTATTAGCTGTATCTTTTCTAATAATCTTTAATGTAGTTATAAAGTTTCTGCTGTTTGGTAGTTCTAATCCTTTTGGAGATTGTAACCACGAAGCATAATCTTCTTCATTCATTGGACCAGAAAAATAATATCTTGCATAGTCCTTTAGAAAGTCTTCAAAATAATGATCTTTTGTATCATACGCTGTTAGAGTAATAGGAGTGTAATCTATACCAGTCTGTACAATATTTTTAGCATTATATTTGTTTAATGTCTGTGTTCTGTATGTGAACGTAGGCATTTGAATATTAGCGATGCGTGTTAAATCTAAAGGTCTTGGACTTCCTACATAATTCAAGGAAACAGTAAACGAATACTTATTTCTAGGTATTGCGTCTATTTCACCCTGAGCTGATGATTGTCCATATATATAATAACCTGCGTCACCTATTGCCATTTTAGAGTTCCTTACTTATTAAAGTGTAGAACCAGTATTGCTAATATCGTTCGATGCTGTTCCGTTACTTAATTGATCTGAACCATCAATCATGTGTAGTGCGTTATCAAAACGAACTGATAATGTAACTTGTACCATGCTTGAATCTGCATAGTTTAAGTCTCCATACTGTACGTTAGTAATGAAGCAACCTTGTAGTTCCCATGCATCAAATGTAGCTGGTTTAGTTGTACCATTTGCACCATCTAGTGTTTCAATTTTAACACCAAATTTATATGCACTACCTGAGATTGCACTTGATTGATCTGCATGATCAACTTGTTTGTTTAGTTGGTTACCTAATTTTTTAATAACATTTGATTTCATATCATCACGGAATACAATTGTTACTGGATCCCATGTATGCTTACCTGCAAGGTACATTTTTGAGTTATATGAATCAACTACCACTTCTTCGTGTGTTAAATTCGGTCTGCCTGTGCTAATAACATTTTGTGTAACTTCATCAGTTCCACCAGTTCCACCTAAGTTACTAAATGTAACTCTGAAACGATATTGTAGCTTCGGCATTAGTGTAGTTCCTGAGCTTGCATCAGTTGGTACACCAAAATTTGTAATTACGGCCATTTTGTTTTCTCCTATAATACTATACTGTAGTATCTTCTTGTTATATTGTATTTATCAAATCAACGCTCAAAAAGATAGGTCACTTTAAAAAGTAACCTATCTTTGGTATTTTTATTGATTGATTATACAACCCAGCCTTCTTGAGCGATAGTTTCGCCTAGTTGGCCTGCTGATTGTCCCAAATGAACACTTGAATCAGATGCTAAAATGTATGATTTGAACTCTGCAACTTTTTCTGCAGTTTCAAATTGGTATTTGATCCATATTTTAGTATCAATTAATTTGTATTCCATAACGATATCAATTTCACCTGGTGTGAAACCTACAATTGCGTCAGAAATAGCTTGGTGAGCTGAAGATGCTTTGAACTGCTCTATTGAAGTCCAATCACCTGGTACTCTTCTAATTTTATTAGTTTCCATAATAGTTCTCCTTAGTTACGGCTACAGTCAACACCTTTACGGTCGCCCGCTGGGTGTGAGTATGGTAGCACATCAAGTAACCATTTTACTGTTTCTTCACGCTTATCGTCATCGAGACTTAGTGCCGCACTTAAATGATATACTCCGTCAACAAAAGAAAATCCATAATGAACTTTTCTTGTGTTAATTGCGTACCATCTACGTGCTTCTGGTTTAAAAATTTTACCATCTACAACAAAATGAAATTCTGCTGAGTTAGTGTGATTTAAATGACAAATCATTCTAAATGAATCGCCTGTGATTCCTTCTGAAGTAACTTGTCTCCATTTATCTCTGTGAGGAGCTAAAAAATCACCTTTATCGTATATTAATGAACCTAACGATTCAGTGTGGTTTGGTAAATTCCATGCTTCTGGAATTACGTTATATTCGTATCCTGCTTTAGGACCGTTATAGTCGTCGTTCACACGTGAACGTAGGATTTTTGATGGATCAGCGTTTAATGTATCAATCTGTTCGATTGCATTTTCTGGTACCCATGCATCGAGTTCGATGATGTCGCCTGCTGCGCCAAAAAGAAAATTAGTATCAAATTTCATGCTAGTAGTTACTTCAGAATTAAATCTGTGTTCACTCATGTTAGTAGCAATAATTTTAGCTTGTTCTAGTTTTACCATGGTGTTATCCTTTTATATAAATTATAGCTCATTAGCTGAACTATGTGCATTGCAATGTGCAACTGTATTTATCAGTTAATGTTAAATTAAAAAAGGCTACTATATCTCTATAGTAGCCCTTAATATTATTAGTTATGTATTAACTTCTTACGAAAGTTCGCCAGTGTTTACAATTCTAATTGGAATGTAAATAAACTCTGCTGATTTTGTAGGCTCAATTGCTACGTCAACATAAAATTCATTTGCATCAATTCTCGCTGGTGTGTTGTTAGTTTCATCACACACAACTGCAAAATCGTAAATACCACGCTGTTGTAAAATGTTAGCTAGGAAACCATCAAATACTGCTTTAGCATTTGCACGTGTTCCTGTATCATTTGGTTCAAATAAGAACGGTCTTGA